AATCGGTGTCAAGGTCGAAACGACCAGAAGTGGTTGTGCCTTCTGTAGCACCCTGGGTAGCGGTTACGTTGATAGTACGAACTACTTCACGGTTAATTTCAGAGAGAATTTCTGCTGAAAGAATGTTGGATAGTTCGGTCTCAGCGTCTAGACCATGAATTGCCTTCAGGTCTTGTGCTAGTTCCATGGTGTACTCAGCCTTTAGAGCACGTGACTGAGCAGTTACAGTTACTTTCTCGATAGAGAAAGCCATTTCTGGGAATGCAGTGTTACCTGAAGTACCTAGTGCTTCAGATTGAGCTGTGGACATTCCACCACCGAAGTTGTAAATACCAGCAGATGCTAGGTTAGCTGTACCTGTAGATGTGTTACCTGGATAACCACCTACGTTCTTTTGACCTAGAGTATTTGCACCAGATACTACTGTACCGAATGCAGTATTGCTTTCGTTGTAGAAGGCTTCATCGCCAGTTTGGTTAGCATAGCGTGCGCGCATTGCGAAAATAAGACCTGTAGGACCAGTCATTGGCTGTACGCCGCAGATGTCATACGCGATCAGATTTGGCATTGCACGGCGAACCAAGCTGATTAGAACTGGGTCGAAATTATCGACTTCAGAACCAGTTGCGTTGGATGGTGCTGCTTCACCTAGTAGTGATGCGTTTGAACCACGAGTTTCACGCAGTGCGTTCTCGGTGTTTTCTAGCATGATAGCAGTTACAGATCTGCGGTGTGCATCCTTGATCTCTGGTAGATCAGTATGCTCCAGAACTGGCTGCCACTTTCTTTGAGCTTCTTCAGTAAGGATCATTTTTTTCTCCCCTTTTCCTTTGTTAATTTGGGTTATGAGTATTTATAAAAATTATTGTTTCAGCGTTCTTGAAATGGCTGTAACATATTTTGCCATTGGACCTGAAGTCTGAGCTGCGGCAGATGCAGTGCTATCATCATCAACTCCGGTAATTTCTTCAGTCAATACCGATTGTTTCTTCTCAGTTGGGAAGTAGTTCTCTTTGACAAGCTCTAGCTTCTTCTTAAAAGAATCTGCACTATCAAAGTCAACGCCTTCTGCCAGAGTCTTTAGCTTCTCTACTTGAGTAGCGGCAAGGCCTTCTGATACTTGAGCGAAGACTTCGTCTCTGCTCTTCTCATTTAGTCTTGACTTTAGTTCAATAGATTCATTGATCTGATCGTTTAGCTTAGCTTTAAGCTCTTCGATTTCTGCATTCATTTCACCTAGTACATCAAGCTTCTCATCAGGCACTTCAATGTAGTGCTCTGCAAATAAGCTCTTCATACCGTCGATAAACTCTTCGGTGATTTCTGCTTTCAATGATGATTGAATAGCTACTTCGTTTTCAGCCATCCACTCTTGTACCACGTATTGTAGGTACTCGTCGACTTTTGTTGCAAGTTCTTCTTGAATAGTTGAAACTTCTTCTTCAAGCTTTATCTTGTATTCTTCTTCAAGAGCAACCTTTGCTTCATCAATGCGAGCTTGAACGGCTGCTTCGAAAATTACGGTAGCTTTTTCCTTGAATTCTTCAGTTAATTCTTCGCCATTGAACATAGCGTCAACATCTTCTTTCATTGAAGCTGAAGCAGCTGATGCCTTAGTACCAATAGATGCTTTGTTTGAACCTGAAGCATCGCCTGTTGGCTTGGTGTTGTTGTCTGAGTCTGTATCCTCAATGGCAGTACCAGCAGGGTTTTGGCCCTTCTGCATTGCATCCCCCTGCTTTTTAGAAGCTGGGAGAGTTGCTGTACCACCCACTGGGTCAGCTGTTGAAGAAGCGCCAGTTTGGCCTCCACCAACGTTAACCTTCTCTAGTAGTTCTGACATTTAACCTCTCCTTTATTTGGATATTTTCTACTATTATTTATAAAACGATGACTTTAAAGATTTGAGAGGAACTTTTTAAATACATGAAGTTTAACTTCGTGTAAGTTCTTAGAAGAAGCCTTTTGAACTTCTCTCTTCATTTCCTCAATTTGTTGAGCCTTAAGCACACCGTTATCCCAAACCCACTCCACACCCTCCATAATACCCCTTACGAACGCATCTGGAGCAGAAGGATCAGCTACAATATCAGCAGCTGTTGCGAGATAGAAATCATTTTGAACTTCGCTAATACCCTCTCTATTTTGCTTTAGAGAACCCATACCGCGAGATGAGACACCTAGATTGGCGCCTTCACGGATTAGATTTTTTACGATGTTGCCATATGGAGTATCCATAATTTTTGCACGACCTATAAAGTCGTCGCCTTCTTGTCTAAGGCTCTTAATCATGTGAGATACACGCTCAAGGTTAATTGTTGGGCCACTTGGATGGCCAAGCTCACCATAAGCTCTATTCTTATCAATATATTCTTTAGTATATCGAGCAGCTTCTTTAGCTAGAATAGGAGTGGAGTATACTCTATTGTTTCTGTTTTGTCTATTACCTTGCATGAAGACGCCTTCAATGAAAACGTCTTTCTGACCTTTTTCATTTTCTTCGGTAATATATTTAATGTCTTCTACTACTTCGCAGATGAGTTTCATTTTTATTATTCCTTAACTGGTTGAGTAGTTGGATTCTTTTTTGAACTCAGCTACCATATGAGTGTTAGCTGGCAAGGTAAAAATAATATTTGCAGTTCTTAAATCGTGATCCATTGTTAATCCTACACCAGTCATATCAACATAGTCACTCGCTCCAGCAGGTACTCTAAAGATTAAATTGTTTGATGAGGAAGTATTAGCTCTATGCATTGTAATCGAGCCTGATGCAGCAGAGTCTGCTCCATAAAATATTTGAGTAACATGAGCAGCGGTTACTGTTTCAGAGTTATTAGACTGCAGGTTAGCAATAGACAGTTCTGTGTTAGCGTAAATACGCAACACTACTTTATTACCTGGCTTGTTAGTAACTACTTTATAGGTCATGTTTGATCACCTTACTCTGCAGTCAAAAACGTTTGCTCAATTAATTCTAGATCGTCATTATCGATCATTTCGTTAAGAACAGCTTTACCTTCATCATCCAACTGTTCGTAAATAGTATCTAGTTTTGCAAGGAACTCTTCACCTACTTCTCTTGGTGGCTTAGCATATTCACCTCGCTCAAGAAGAGAGTCATGCACGTCTTGTAGTTGATTAGCAACATGATTTAGATAGCTCGCATGGCCGTAATGTATGCCTTGACCTGCATTCTTTTTATGCTTATCAAGCCCTTCTCCAATACCCTTTAAAAGAGTTTTAACTCTATCATGATGCATCTTGTAAAGACTTTGCGCGCCGGCGCTTGCCTCTGCAATCATTGACTCTGCGTCTTGATCAACATCCTCTTTTGCTAGCTTATTAGCTGTAGCATACATTACTGATTTGGCTTGCTTACCGTAGCGTGATCTAAAATCACCAATAGACTTTTTCATACCTTTTACGATCCCTTCACGCTTTTTTGTTTGTTCTGGAGATAACTCTTCTTCCACGTCGTTCTTTTCAGTCTTACCGAAAGAAACAGCATGGGCAGCTACCTTGTATTCTTTACCATCTTTACCGATTACTGTTTTACGATCAGCAGTATCTTTTACCGATACAGCCTCATACACCTTGGCGTCATTGCCAGGGTTATATCCGTGCTCATCTTCTCTACTAACAGCTTTAATGTTGGTAGCTTGAAATAATTTATCGTCGTTAGATGGAGCATCTAATTTATGTTTTACAGTAACGTGCTTGTCTTTAAACTTTTTCTCGTCTGCAGACTTAGGCTCGTAAACTTCTTTAAATTGGGCTAATGTTTTCATTCTTCTGTATCCTCTATGTCTTCTAAATCTTGGTCGATTTCAACATCAGAGCTTGAGAACATTGTTTTAGCAATCTCTTGCTTTCTAGTTTCTAAAGCGTCTACGATTTTTGGTCCAACAATAGCATCGAATGCCTTAGCAATCTCTGTTGGGTTTTCCTCGCGTGCAAGTCTAACAATGTCTGCAGTTGTATAATCGCTCATTCTTATATTCCTCTCATATATTTATCATAAAGTATTCTCAGGAAGGGTGTTTGATTGAGGAGGTAATCCCTGTGTTGCTTGAGCATTAGGGTCTACAGGCTGATCATATAATCCGGAGTCTCGCTCTTTTGAAATCTGATCATCCATCTCTTCAATTTCGTTTTCATTAAAGCGAAGAACGCTCTTACGTACCCATTCATGAGAGTAATACTTACCAACATAATCATCAAGATCTCGAAGAATACCTGCTCTCTCACGAAGAATCTCAATGTCTTTAAGTTCTGCAAATTGACTATCTCTAGCAAAGTCAAATGAAATGTTTTGCGCAATAGATGGCCATTCCTCTGGTGTTACAATGTTCTTGAGAATTAATTGCTTTTCAAGAACTTTGAGGAATAGATGACCGAAGCGTGAGCGAAGTCGATTAATAAATTTTGTAAATTTAACTTCGTCTCTTGAAATTTCATTAGAGCGACCAAGCTGGAACTGAGAGTCTGACTCAAGACGAGTAATAGGAACATTCAACGCCTTGTACAGTCTCCTCTGGAAGTATTTAACATCTTCCAATTCACCTAGATTTTGTCCAGCTGGTAGAGTAGTAATTTCTGTACCCTTACCACCTTCACGTCTTGGAAGCCAAAAATCTTCCAACATAGTCATAAACTTGCGATCGTCTTTAATCTCACCTGTATCAGCGTTATATACTAGTTTGTTTTTGAATCTAGTCATAACATCTCGTAGGTACTGTTCAGCCTTCATCTTAGGAAGGTTGCCTACGTCGATATAAAACACTCTACGCTCAGGCGCTCTAGAGATTCTATAGATGACGGTTGCGTCTTCTAGAGCTCTTAATTGGTTAAGGGGCTTGATGGCTTTATGTAGATACGAAATAACCATTGTGCCGTTCTTATCTGTAAGACCAGATGTACAATGTACAATAGAATCTTTAGCAATCTTTAATCCGGAAGCACCTGCAGTAGATGAGGTGGCAGCTGCATTATTGTTAAAACCTCTTTCGTTATAGATGAAGTATTCAGCTTTTGTTTTTACTGTTGGAACAGGAGTGCCAGGTTGTGCTCTCTGCTTCTTTACCTCTCTTACTTTACGAATCTTGCGAGGGTCAATATATCGAAGCTCTAGAATACCAGCTTGAGGGTTCTTTTCATCTACAATAGCATGATAATATAATCTACCATCTATATACCACTTACGGAAGATATCGTAAGAGTTTTGCTTGAACTCTAGTAAGTCTAGAGCAGCATTAAATTCATCTCTAATAACATCTTTAATTCTTTTTGGAAGCTCAAGACTGTCAAGTTGAATTGAAACAATCTCTTCCTCTGGTTCAGAAACAATTGATTCGTTTACTACATCATCGATAGCTGCGTCTACTTCATGTACGAGAGACATTTCTCTATACTTACTAACTAGTTCGGCTTCTGTTTTTACAGTACCATCCAGGTCAACATACGTACCGTATGCGCCTCCCTCAGCCACAACAACAGCGCCATCATCTTTTAGCTCAGGAGCAAAAGATATAGCGGTATCAGAAGCTAACTCTTGTTGTTTCTTTTTAATTTCGAAGCCGAAAAGCTCAGCCATAACATTCCTCCATTATAATAACAAAAAGTAGGGGGCGAACCCCCTACTCTTATGATCCACCAGCGTTACCTGTTGTACCGCCAGCTACATCCCACCAGTCGTACTGGAATGTCACTTGGAACTCTTCAATCGCATCTGTGTTGTTCCAATCTAGATCAATTGGAGAAATTTCAGATGGGAATATTCCATTAAAACGATACTGTCTAATAGGCAAGCCTACCTTTGAGAACTGTGTTACAATTGCTTGCGCTTTATACGCAAGAGGTGTAAGAGCTCTTGAAGTATTAACTTGAAGTGCATTAATTGCATTAGACCACTCTTCAAGCGCATTTCTAATTAGAAAGTCTTCGTCGTTAATAACTGTTACTGTCCACTGATCAAATGTTCTATCACCAGCAAGCTTAATCTTTCTACCAAAGTATGGTACCTGAATAACACCTAGTGATGAAGAAGGAATTTGAGCAGCGCGTACCATAAACGGAGTCTTCAGATTAGAGGCTCCGTTTACAGGGTTTGTAATATCAACTTGGAATAGTGAGCTACGCGCACCACCAAGTACTAGCTGCGATCTGATGTCGTTTACGTTAAAAGCCATATTAGTTCTCCTTGTCCTTATTATTTATTAGACTGTAGTTCCGACAACTTCGGAGAACTCAACACCAGAACGTACTGCAACGAAGTTCAGCTGAATGAAGTTGATAGACTTAGTTGGCTTGATGTAAATATCACCAATGAACTGATTGCTATCAATAATCTCAGATGTATTATTTGTTTCGTCACAGACTACTCTAAAATCGTAAATACCACGACGACCTTGTACGTCACGTAGGAACGGCTCAATTAGATTCTTAAACTGAGCTCTTGTAAAGTCATCATTGAACTCGAACAGCTGTTGTTTTGCTGCAGTTGCAATTGACTTTTCAACAACGATAAACAATCTACGTACGTTAATACGATCAAATGGGCTAGTACGTCCAAGAAGTGTCTTATCACCGAATAGAACAGTACCCTGGCCAGGGAATGTTACTACCGGGTTAATATCTTTCTTATATAGTGAGTCACGATCTGATTCACTTGGGTTATAAGCTAGACGAACAATATTCTTCACTGCGCCTCTATTATAACCAGCTGGTGAGAACCATGGATCTCTTACATCATCTGTTCTTGCTGCAAGGCCAGCCATATCACCGTTAAGTGGTAGGTAGCGATAGGTGTCGTTATAGCGGTCGTACTGATACTTGTATCCTGAGTCAAGGAACGCATAAGAAGATGAGGTTAGAGAGTTTCTAAAATTAATTACGTTAGAAGCTTCGTTACCACCTTTGTTAACTACGTCTCCTCTTTCTGGAGAGATGTAAGCCACACAGTCTTTACGCTTTTCAGCTACGTTATCAATAATGTAGTTAGCAAGCAGCTCACCGTTAGTACCACCACGTGCTTTACCTGCCAAGAGTAGAGAAATATCAACATCTTCAGCTGACTTAAACTGATCATATCCTGCTGCTACAACTGCATACTCAACTACTCCCTCGTCGTCACCATCTTGACCACCAGAAAGGCTAATGGTTAGAGGTTTCTGGTTACCAGAAGATGCAACATGACTTGCATTAGCAGAAATAGCACCAGCACGATCGTTCGTCCACCAAATGTACGATGAATCCTTGATTACGTTGCCGTAATAGTTATCTGCACCATCTTCTGTCTTAGCTGTTGTTACGCGAGACATATTTTGGAACACTTCAAGCACAGTTCCTGGTACACCGGAAAATTGACCATCTTCGTCAATAACTGCTACGTGAAGTTCGTCATTAGCTGCAGTATTACCAGCAGCTCCAAGATTGATCATATATTGTGATCTGCCTGGAGCACGCTCAACTACTGAGAAATACTCCCAATATCTTGTAATTGTTGATGCTTCAAAATTAGATCTTAGAATCATTTTTGATTCTAGATTAACGGTAAAATAAGCATGGGTTGAGTTCTGATAGTATCCAGAATCGTTCGAACCATATGATGGAAGACCAGTAATCTTCATATACTGTTTGCCAATATCCGAGTTACCAACTTCTAGCAAATCCCCAAGAGATAGCTTATTAAGAATAGTATTAGCTGCTGTATTAGCATCGCCAATAGCACCAGATACTGCATCGTAAGCAAACACGAAAGTAGCAGTATTTGAACCAACGTTAACGGCTACTGATGTATTGCCGGAATCAATAGTTGTAGCGTTGGTTACCAGGTCAAGTGTTTCTTCGAA